CCCGCACCACGCGCTGGTTGCCGACCTGGAGCTGGGAGACGTTGGCGTTGGCCCCCGTCTCGTCGCCCAGGTCGGCGACGTACTGGGCCTGGAGGCATGTCGCCTCCTTGAAGACCTCCAGCAGGTGCGGGTCGGTCGGCACGCCCTCGTCGTCGTGGTCGTACACCGCGCCGAGGAGGGCCTCGTCGAGCTTGCGGGAGGCGTTCTTCAGCAGCCGGGCCGCGTTGGCCGGGACCGGGTCGGGGTCGAGGAAGTCCGTGAAGTCCTCGACCGTGGCGTAGGGCATGGCGCCTCCCGTCACAGGGTCAGGCAGGCCACCGAGACGCTGCTGACGGCGCTGAGGTCCACGAGCACGGTGCCGGTGTCGTCGGGCTGGTTGTAGTCGTCCGGGAACGGCCCGAAGAACCGGTCCGCACCCGCGTCCACCGTGGCGGTCGGCGACGTCACGGCCTGGCCCTGGACCAGCCTGCCGATCTTCAGCGTCACGGTGACCGAGGCCTCGGAGCCGTTCTTGACGTGGAGGACCTGCTTGCCGCTGGAGCGGAAGGAGACGCCCGACGCGTCGGGGGTCTCGTAGGTGGGCGCGAGGCCCAGCGCCGCGAAGCGCTGCGGGGTCAGAGCAGTCCTGGCCATGCCGTCCTCCTACTGGACCTTGATGTTGCGGAAGACGGACGCCGCCTTGGTCGCCTTCAGTACCACTGCGACGGGACCCATCTCGACCTCGCCCTTCTTCACCGCACCGGCGGTGGTGAAGTCCGGCAGGTAGGTGGACACGATCTGGCCGCCCACGGTGCTGACGGCGTGGAAGCCGTCGAGGCCCATACGCACGGCGTACAGGTCGGTAAGGCCCGAGACGGCGCTGTCACCGGTCTGGGCAACCGCAACGGCGGGCGTAGTGCCGCCGGTCAGCGAGGAGCCATCGCCGGTCACGCTCACGGGGGTGTCCCCCAGGTCGCCGGTGAAGGTGACGGTCTTGACCGAGGTGCCGGAGACCGTCGCGTTGCCGGTGCCGACGTTGGACAGGCCGATGACGGCGGCCTGGACGGTGGAGGCGGAGGCGTTGTACGCGATGCCAGAAGTGGTCTGGGTGTCCCCGCCGACAGTCACGCTCAGGGTGTAGGTGCCCCCGGTCGGCGAACCCGTGACCTCCACGGTCCAGGTGGAGCTGTCGGGGTCGCGGGTCTCGATCGGGATGATCGGGGACGAGGAGCCCGCCTTGTCGCCGGGGTCGACGAACACGATGTCGCCGTACTGCTCGCGGACGATGGGCCGGCCACCGGCGCCGACGAGGCCGTCCACCGGGTTGCGGGTGTAGACCCCGGCCCGGCGGGCCAGAGCGCGGACACGTCCCAGCGCCTTCGTGTTGCCGAAGACCATGGTCGGCGTTCCGTCCAGGAGCGAGAGCCACTCGTCGAGGGTGTCCAGGGCGACCTGGGCAGAGGCCGGGTTGGTGTCGAAGTCCGACCAGTCGGTGACCTCGGTGGCCCGGTACTCCGTGCTGGAGCCGCGCAGGGCCTTGTCGAGGCCGTCGAAGCCGTTGACCGCGTCCGGGTCCGAGCCGTCCACGTCGCCGTTGATGACGGCGTCCTGGAACCGGGTGCGGGCGGCCTTGATCTTCTGCTGCATGTTCAGCGTGACGGCGCTGGAGGCCGCCGGGCCGATCTTCGCGATGACCCGGTCCACCTCGAAGCTGCCGCCCAGGACGGCCAGGTCGACGCTGTACCGCTCGGTCTGCACCTCGCTGGGGGTGTACTCGGTGTTCATCGCGCGGAAGGCGGCCGTGGGCTGGGAGACCTGGCGGCGGTAGCCGTACGTCAGGGTCGCGCCGCCACCGGCGGGGTTGACGACGTCGTCGAAGGTAAGCGCGTCGAGGATGGCGCTCTCCTTGCGGAACTCGTCGATCACCTGGACGTCGATGTCGTCCACGGCGTTGTTCTTCGCCTCGGTCAAGGTGACGGGCATGGTTCTTCCTTCGGTCAGTTGCCGCGCATCCGTGCTGCCACGGCGTCGGCGAGGCTGGTGGGCTTGCGGGCTCCCTCGCCGCGCCCGGACATGTCCGTCCCGCTGCGGGCGGGAGGCGCCGGAGTCGTCGCGGCCTTGAGCTTCGGGTTGGACTCGACGGCGGCCTTGATGGCATCGCCGACCTTCGTGGCGAAGTCGTCGGCGTCCGGGTCGAGGTCCTCGACGTGCTTGAGGAATCCGCGGCTGTCGAGGAGGGCGTCCGCGTCGGCGGAATGCTTCCCGGCGGCTCGGTACACCGCCAGCTCCACCGCGCTCTGCCGCGCCTTGGCCTGGCTGGTGGTGAGCTGCTGCGCGAGCTTGTCCGGGTCGGCCTTGCCGTCGTTCAGGGGGATGCCCGCCTTCTCGGCGAGCTTGGCGATCAGGTCCGCCTGCCGCTGGAGTTCGGCGTTCGTGTTCTTCGAGCGGTCCTCGTGCTTGCGGGCCTGGGCCTTCCACTTCTCGGCCTCGGCCTGCCAGTTCGTGTCACCGCTCGGGGTGCCCTCGTCCTTGGCGGGCTCAGGCGGGGTGTTGCTCGCCGGGGGAGTGGTGCCCTCCGGGTTGGTGACGGTCGTGTCCGCGCCCGTGCCGGGCTCTGCGGGGGTCGCCATGTGGTGCTCCCTTGTCGGGTGGGTGTGCCCATGCGGGCTCAGCGGCCTGTCCGGCCGTTGACGTCTTTGGTAGGTTTCGCCCATGACGCAGACCGTGTGGGTGAGCGGCAAGGGCGACAAGTTCCATGTGCGCGAGGAATGCTCCTCGCTGGCGAGCGGCCAGGACGGGGGGGAAGCGCAGGGCTACGAGCTGCACCGCGTCGTCCCGATGTCCCTGGCCGATGCTCAGGCGGCGGGCAAGAAGCCCTGCCTCGGCGACTGCGCGGCATCCACCTCGGGCTGAGGCGCAGCCGGCTGCGTGGGAGCCTCCTCGCGGATGCGGGTGACCTCGTCGGACACCTGCTCGTCCGTCCAGTCCGGGTTGAGCCGCCGGACTTTCTCGTACGTGGACACTGCTCCGGCCGCACTGAGCAGGCTGAGCTGGTTCGCCACGTCGGTCGGGTCGGGGCTGACGATGTCCGGGAACTCTACGTGCGGCTGGGCCGGGGTGGTGGAGGTGCCGAACACGGCGCGGTCGATCTCCAGCAGTACGCCGAAGAGGTGCGCGAGGGCCGGGCGCCAGTAGTTCGCCTTGTTCGCCCGAGTGGTCAGCGACTGCCGCTCCCTGGCGGTGACCTCCGTGGCGGTAGCGGCCACGTCCCCGGTGACGCCGAAGGTCTGGAGGCTGTAGCCGGCACCGAGGACGATCCGCTCGACCAACTCGGCACACAGGGCGCGATGCTCCTCGGTGCGGATGGTGAACTGGACCTGCTCGATCGCCGAGCCCTTGTCCTCGCCGGGCTCGATGTTGAGCGGCGTGAACAGCTCGCGGTCGATCTCGAACTCTGCGCCGTCGCCCTTGCCCCTGGACCTGAGAACCTCGGGCCCTACGAGCAGCCGCGCCTTGCCGAGCCTCAGATCCCGCATCCAGTCGCTGTAGGCCTCGTCGAGCGCGTCCATGAGGGCCTCGACGCCGGAGAAATCCGAACGTCCGAGGTGGGCTGCCGCGGGGATGTGCCGCCACAGCTTGTTCGGCTTCAGGTTCGGGATGTACTGGGCCGTGAGCTTCGTCGTGCCCGTGGGGACGCCGTCACCGTCGACCACCGACTCGGCGAGGTCCGCGGTCTCCGGGAAGTCCGCGAGGGACATCTGGGTGCCCAGTTCGTTGGCGTTACCGACCCACACCGAGTGGCGTATCCAGCCGGGTTCGTGGCGTTCGAGTTGACGCACCACGGTGTTGGCGTCCTCGCGGATGACGTTCCAGAAGGTGACGGCGCTCAGCCGGCCCCAGCGCCACTCGGGCACTGCGATGTCCGGTGATGCCGCGACCAACCAGGGCTTGTCCTGGACGTTCTGGTCCCAGACCACACGCAGGTACACGCCTCCGAGCGCCGCGGCGATCTCGGCGGCTTCGCGGAGCACGGCGTACGTAGTGTCGTCGGCCAGCTCGTCCAACCGCTGCTGGGTGGCGTCGTCCTCGGCAGTGAGGTTCAGCGGCGACCCGAACAGGAGGTTGGCGCTGGTGGCGGCGATGGCCCCGGCGAGCGGCACGTGGAGCTTGGAGGGCCGTTCGCCCGTAGGGGTGGGCTGACCCCAGAACCAGCGTCCGAGGCGTGCGAGGAAGCCCCTGCGGCGCCTAGCGGTGGTGTCCCGGGGAGCGTGGGCGTACGCCTCCGTGAGGTCCTCCGGTGTCCCGGCGTACCAGGCGTTCCAGATCTCTTGCTGGGCGAAGACGTCGGTGAGTTCCGGGGGAGGCCATGCAGTGCCCACTACGCCGCCTCCTCTGCCTCTTCGAAGTCCAGCTCGACGTACGAGCGCCAGAGGTTCTGCGTGGTCTTGATCACGTAGCGAAGGGCATCCACGCTGTGGTCGTCCTGCTTGAGCGGTCTGTCCTCGCCGAGCAGCGACGCCTTCGGGTCCCATACGTACGAAGCCATCTCGTCCAGCAGGCCGGTGCAGCCGCGATGGATGCGGAGCTTGTCCGCCGCCAGGAGGTTGGCCACGATCCGGATGCCGGAGAGCACCTTGTTGTGGGCGCGCTTGAAGCTGACGCCGTCGTCCCGGAGCTGAGTGCGGAGCGAGGCCGCTGACGGGTCGATGATCAACGGAGGCGCCTCTACGCCCATGTCCCGATGACCGGGAACCGTGAGCGTCCGCAACCAGGCCTGGAGGCGCTGCGATATCTGACCGTCAGAGATCGCGCCCTGCGTGCGCCCGTCGTGGCGCCACTCGTTCGTGACGTACAGGCACCCGTCAGAGCCGATGCCCACGAGGAGCGCCGCTGTGGCGTTGCTGGTCCCGTAGTCGAGCCCGACCCCGAGCCACTCCACGATCTCCGGGACGATATCGACGACGTGGCGCTGCTCGTCGAAGACCTCGTACACGGCACCTTCGGCGATGCACCACTCACCGAGGATGAGGCGCTTGTACAGCAGCGGTGTGGCCGCGTACTCGGCCTTGCGCTGCTGGATGTACGAGGGCCTCAGCGTGGGGTTGTCGTCGATGTTGAACGTCAGCCGCGCCAGGTCGAGGTCGCTGTCGAGGTGTTCGACGTGGCCGGCTCGTGTCAGGTGCACCTGCGCCCGGTCGAGGTACTTCTTCTTCAACCAGTGGTTGGAGGAGTCCGGGTTGCTCGTCCCGATCAGGCGCGGGTCGGCGTCCGACATGCGCGAGGTGAGCATTGAGAAGAAGCTCTCCGGCATGGTGGACAGCTCGTCGCAGTACGCCCCGACCAGGGAGAGGCCCCGGATCCTGTCCTTGCTGCTCTCGTCGTTGCCGCTGGCGACGATGACCTGACGGCCGAGGAGCGTGAGGATGCCCTTGCCCTCGTTGTACGAGCAGAGCTGGGTGCCGAGGATCTCCACCAGGACGTCGATGACGTTGTTGCGGAGGGTGCGGTTGGTCTTCCCCGCCATGAGCAGCTTGCCGGGCGGGCCGTTGCGCACGAAGTCCAGCCAGTCGATCAACGAGACGACCGTCTTCGCCGACCGCACCGACCCCTCGTAGATCGCCATCTCGTGCTGACGGCTGATACTCAGGCCCAGGCGCTGCTTGGAGGTCAGCGGCTGGAGGTCCACGGCCTACCCCGGGGTCTCCAGTGGAGTGCCGACCATCGCCTGGAGGAAGCGGTCCATCGCGGCCATGCGGCCGTCCTCGCGTTCGGCGTCGTCCTTCGCCCTCTGGTCGAACCGGCTCAGCGCACTCATGGCGGACGTCGTCAGGTCCTTGGTCTCCCGAGCCGGCGGGACGCGCAGCAGCTCCGAGACCATCTCCCCCGTGGGCGTGAACGCGGTGATCCGGTACCGGCTCCGGGCCCGGGTCATCTGCTCCTCCGCGAGGTCGAGCAGCTCCTCCTGGATCCGCTGACGCCTGTCCCGGAGGTCGAT